AGTCCCTCCAGATACAACTGCTCAGATTTTCTGGTTGAAGAATAGAAAGCCAGTTCAGTGGCGGGATAAACGACAAATTGAAAATACCAGTTCCAGTAATGTTGATGTGTTAAAGGAACTTGTGAAAGCATTACCAGATTAATGTCTATTACATCAGTAGAACAACGTAGTTTAAATCGATGGTATAAACTCATAGATCATTCTGTGCAGCTTGCTATGGTGTATGATGATGTGCGTTTTAAGATCGTGCCAGCAGGGAGGCGATCAGGTAAGACTGAACGTGCAAAGCGATACATCGCAAAACAGGCTATGCTTCATGGTAATGAAAACTACTTTATTGCCGCACCTACCAGAGATCAGGTCAAGAAAATATATTGGGATGATATGAAATTGTTATGTTTCACAGCGTCTCGGTGTATTAAAAAACCATCGGAAACTGAATTAATCATTTTCATGGATAATGGTACGAATATACAATTGATAGGTCTTGATAAACCTGAAAGGATAGAAGGAGGTTTTTGGTCTGGTGGTATAGTTGATGAAATTGCGAATGTGAAAGCAGAGGCATGGTCGCACAATATTCGACCAGCTTTGGATACATTCGATCCGACCAGACCAGATTATAAAGCATGGTGTTGGCTTATTGGTGTTCCTGATGGACTCAATCATTATTATGATATGTATGAATACGCCGTTAATTCAAATGATCCAGAATGGAAAGCATACACATGGAAAAGTGCTGAAATCCTTCCATATGAAACTATTGCTGCTGCAAAGCGTCAACTGGGACCCAGGCAATTTCGACAGGAATACGAGGCATCATTTGAAACTGCATCTGGTAGGATTTATGAAGATTATGGAGAGCACAACACTACGTCTGAAAAGATCAGGCCGGAAGAAAGATTATTGTGGTCGCATGATCAGAACTATACTCCTTTATCAAGCTGCATAGCGGTTAAGAGAGACAATAATGTCTATATCCTGGATGAAATTGTTCTAACTTCTGCTGTATCAAAGCAGTCCGCAATGGAATTCGTGGAAAAGTTCAAGGATCACAAAAATAAAACCGTCGATATCTACGGCGATCCTGCCGGGAGAGCTGGAGAAAAACACGGTCACGCTTCTGATTATACCGATATTGAGGATATTCTCCGGTCAAATGGCTGGAAGTATTCCCGAAAAGTTAAACGGGCGGCTCCTGCTATCAAAGACCGTCAAAATGCGGTTAGAGCTAAGATTTTGAATGCAAATGGGGAGTCTTCATTGTTTATCAATCCGGTAACCGCACCTTGGAGCCACAAAGGACTTGCAACGACTCAACTACAAGAGGGGTCAACTTTTCAGGAGGATCAGAAGAATCAATATCAGCACATTACAACGGCAATTGGTTATATGATTGATTATGAATTCCCTATCAGGCGACTGATCCATACAAATCAGACTTTGAGGCTCTAAAATGCAAAATGACAATCCATCTACCACGTCTGCCGAATACATGACAATGATGGACAAACTTGATCTGGCGCATACGCTTATCAAAGGTACAGACGGTATGCGTCAGGCCGGTGAAAAGTTTCTTCCGCGAGAAGAGGGTGAGCAGCATACGGATTATATTTCGCGTGTAAATCGCTCCTTTTTGTTCAACGGTCTGGAACGGACACGGGATATTATGGCGGGTGAGGTCTTTGACAAGCCTGTCGTGTTGTCTGAAGACACGCCGCAGGAGATAAAAGATTTATCGTTCAATGTCGATCTGGAAAACCGAAATCTGACTCGCTTTTGTCGTGAACTAATGTCACAAGCCTTGATTGATGGCGTGGGGCATATCCTGGTTGACCTGCCGACACTACCGGACGGCAAGCAGACAACAGCAGCAGAAGACAAACAAGCAGGACGGCGGCCTTACTGGGTGCATATCCCACCGAAACGGCTTATCGGTGGACGTGTTGAAAAGATTGACGGTACGCAGGCCATAACGCAGGTTCGATTGAAAGAGGTTATCCGTGAGCCTGTCGGCAGGTTTGATGAGGAAGAAATTGAGCAGATTCGGGTTCTTGAAATCGGGCGATGGTCAACTTACAGGCAGGATACAAAAAATGGGGATTGGTTTCTTTATGACGAAGGGATGACCGGACTGGATATGATACCTTTGATATCATATTTTGCTGGTCGGAAACAGACATGGATGTCAGCTACCCCACCGCTACAGGGGCTTGCAGAGTTGAATCAACAGCATTGGATATCATCTTCTGATCAGAACAATATTCTACATGTTGCGCGAGTTCCGATTCTCTTTGGCCGGGAACTCAATACGAATGATAGCGGACAGGTGATCATATCCGCTAAAAACCTGATTTATTCTGATAGTCCAGGCGCTGACCTGAAATATGTTGAGCATTCCGGCAAGGCGATTGAATCCGGCTGGAAAGACCTGGACAGGATCGAAATGCAAATGGCACTGTGGGGTCTGGAACTGATCACACAAAATCGTTCCGGCAATATCACGGCTACCGAACGGGCGATATCCTCCAGCAAGACCGGTAGTTTTCTCAATGCGTGTGCGTTGGAGTTGCAAGACACAATCAATTCAGCAATTGAATTGACTTGCAAGATTATGAATATTCAGCATACCGGCAGCGCTACTGTCAACACAGATTTCAGTCTGGCGCTTGCTAATTTTGATACTCGTATCTTGCTGGAGGCGTTCAAAATGGGTTTGTTGGATCGCAGGACAGTGATTGAAGAGTTGCAGAGCAGGGGCGTTTTGAATGAAGAACGAGATGTTGAAGATATTGCGGCTTTGATCGAAAAAGATTCTTACTCAGGGAGTTTTGGGGGGATTGGTTCCAGTATCTTAACCGGCACGAGGTAGAGCGCAGCGTTCAAAAGCAGCTTTGAGTGATGTTTAACGGCGCGTCCTGGTGGATACGCCGTTTTTGTTTTTATTCAGAACAAAGAATGGCTGTTTGAAAAGCTTTTCTTGCCTCAGCGTTTGTTGGCTTAAAATTAAAAATATATAGCAATAATGGCTATGAAAAACATAATCAGTCTTGATAAAAACAGACCGTGCAAAATGTCCGAGGTTGTATGTCTGAAGTGTTTGCGGAGGTGGATTGCTGTGCGACCCGTTGAAACAAGCTTGAAAATACTTGAATGTAAATGTGGCGAAATCGGCTATGTAATTGAAACAGGGGAGGATATAGAAAAATGGCAAGAGTAAAAATATTCATGGTTTCCATTTGTCGGCTGTTCTGAATACGAATTGATTGAGAATTGGGGATATGTGGGGATTGTGAGTCATTCAGCACATCGTTGGGGACGGTTTACACGTCTTGGTACACGCGATCTTTGCTTGGGATTGTGCGTTCATGTTTGGAGCGAGGAGGTGGTGGCGGTGTCTTGTCACTGATTTTGTGGCCGGTTTTGTTGAGGTGTTGTAGGTAACCGGCTATCTTTTCCTTTCTTTTGGCTGTAATTTCACAAGGTGTTTTCATATGTCAGGAAATAATCTCAAGGATTTAATTTTATTGGCAAGACAGGTAATCTGGCAGTATCAGATTGCAGCATATACAGACGAAGCACTAAAAACAATCTTGAAATCCGTAGACAAGGCAAAGCATGAGATTGTTGCAGAATTGGAACGGAAGGCAGCCCTTGCGCCTGAATCCGATTATTACGCTGCTCCGAATCGGCAAATTGAATTGCTGGACGAATTGAACGATATGACGCTTGGCATTCAGTATCAGCTTACGAATGATATCTATCAAGCGTCATCTGTGGCTGGGAAATTGAGTTTTAATGAGTATAACGATATTTTATCTTTCAATGGACGGTTGAGCGAAACGATTGGATTCAATTTTGTGCAGGTATCAGCAGCGCAATTGGAATCTATGATTTTGGGTACTCCTGTTGGCGGCCATTTGCTGAATGATTGGGTGCAGCAGACATTTCAACATAATCTGATTGATGATATCAAGCTGGATATCATGACAGGGTATTTGCAGGGAGAAGGTTTCCCGGCAATGGTAGAGCGAATTGAAGACGGCTTTGATATTACGAAACGTGATGCCATTACTCTGACGCGAACGTATGTTGCCGATGTGAATAACAAGGCTGCCGAACAAGTATATAAAGCAAACACTGATATTGTAAAAGGTGAGGAATGGTGTGCAACACTGGAAGTTTCGACGAAAAGTGGTTGTGGTGTATGCCTCCGTTGTGCTGCGCTTGACGGTAAAACATGGCCGATTGGTGAACCACATATCCGACCACCGCTTCACCCTCGCTGCCGGTGCTTCTGTTTGTGCAAGACGAAATCATACAAAGAACTCGGATTAAATATTCCGGAACTCGAAGACGCAGCAAGGCCGTATACTGAGCGAGAAGGGATTCCGATTAATGTTGGTCTTACACGGCAGATTGTAGATGTGGGCCAATTCCAAGGTAAGTTTGAAGATTTCCTGAAAACACGAGGTGAAAAATATCAGTTAAATATGCTCGGGAAGAATCGGTTTGATCTGTATACATCAGGGAAAGTTGAATTTTCTGATTTTGTGAATGAAAACGGTGATCTTGTATTGTTGAAAGATTTGTTAAAAAGGACTTGACTTTTTATATTATATTATATAATATAATATAAAAAGTATTTTTTAGGACACCTGAATCCCTGACTTATCAGGATTATTTAAGGCCCGTTTTGACGCAATGCGTTGAGGCGGGCCTTTTTTGTTTTAACAGATTGAGCAGTAGCTCACAGATACCGCAGTAGCGGAAAGGATAGACGCAGATGCCGTGGAAAATGGATGGTAACAATATCGCAATGCAGGACGGAAACCCTGTATGGATTCATGAGGATGGGACAGAGGCCGGATTTAATGCTGAGGCAGCTTTGAAAAATCTGCAATCAGTCACGGCTGAAAGTGTATCCAGAAAGGCCAAGATCAAGGATTTGGAAGCTGCCAACGCTGTTTTTGCCGGGATCGAAAAGCCGGAAGAATGGATTAGCAATGCAAAGCAGGCTCTGGATACAGTTGCGAATCTCAAGGACAAGGAAATTGTTGACGCTGGTGAGGTCGAGAAGATCAAAAAAGGCGTGGCCGACTCTTACGAATCAAGGATTGCAGATATCAGCAAATCTCATGCCGAAGCTCTGAAAAAGGCTACCGACGATCTTGAAAGCAAAGACGCTGCAATCCGGCGTATGGTCGTTGAAGGCGCTTTCCAGCAATCTAAATTTTTGAGAGAAAAAACGGTTTTGCTTCCTGAATTTGCCTATAACACTTTCGGCAAGCATTTCAAAGTTGAGGAAGAAGGCGACAAGATCAAGGTTTCTGCCGTTGACGCTGACGGCAATGCCGTTTTCTCATTGAAAAATCCCGGTGAGCACGCGGGGCCGGAAGAAGCGATCGAGATCCTTATCTCAAACCATCCACAAAAAGATTCTCTGTTGCGAGGATTGCCTGGTGGGAGTGGAACATCAAGCAGTAATCGGGTGATCGGCAACGATTGGAAAAAACTATCTCCGACGGAAAGACTCAATTACGCTCGGGGGGTAAAATAGAAAAGGTGAATAAATGTCTCTAACTCTTGTGGAAGCTGCAAAACAATCGAACGATCCGATTCAATCCGCTATTATTGAAATGTATGCAAGTTCTTCTGATATTCTGATGAACCTGCCCTTTCAAAATATACCGGGCAATGCCCTGCGGTACAATCGGGAAGAAACCCTGCCCGGTATCGGCTTCCGTGGCGTGAATGAAGCGTATACGGAAAGTACCGGTGTAATCAATCCGCAGACGGAACCGCTGGTCATCGCCGGTGGTGATCTGGATGTGGATACGTTCATTCTTGAAACGATGGGGGCCGGTCAGCGTGCCGTGCAGGAACGCATGAAGGCCAAGGCTCTCGCACTTTCATGGACGAAGGCGTTTATTAAGGGGGATGCTGATTCCGACCCGCGTTCATTTGATGGACTCCAGGTTCGGTTAACCGGAAATCAGTTGGTCGATGCCGGTAGCACCGACGGTGGTGATGCCTTGTCTCTTGCCAAGCTGGATGAACTGATTGATGCCGTCGAAAGTCCGACTCACTTACTGATGAACAAGACGATGAGACGCCGATTGACGGTAGCCGCCAGAACGTACACGATTGGTGGGTTTATCACTTTCGAGCAGGATGCCTTCGGTCGTCGCGTCAGTTATTACAACGATGTTCCTATTATGATTGTTGACACGGACAATGAAGGCAACGACATTTTGCCGTTTACGGAGGTGGGCTCCGGCGGGTCCACTGCAACAGCAACATCTATCTATTGCGTATCCATGGAACCGTCCAAATTAATCGGAATCCAGAGCAAGCCAATGGAAGCCCGCGATCTGGGAGAACTTCAGACCAAACCGGCAATGAGAACCCGTGTTGAATGGTATGCAGGGATTGCGATGTTCCATGGCCGTGCTGCTGCCCGTCTTCGTGGAATTTCAAACGCAGCCGTAACGGCATAAGGGGGAAATATGAGCGTACTCGGAGTTAAAGTAAGACCCGGCGGCACTTTTGATGCTGATCTTGAATTTAAAGATGCTGGATTGGTTGCTTCATCTGCTGCTGCGACTGTTGATAGTTCCGCTAAGATTGTTGATGTCGGAACCGGTCATTTCAAAGGCATGATGATCATCGACGTATCTGCGCTGGAAATCGCCAGCAATGATGAAATTTACGACATCGTTATTCAGGGATCAAGCGATTCCGATTTTGGAACGGATACCAATATCGCTGATCTTTGTGCCTTGAATCTCAGCGCAGCCGAAGTGAAACGTACCGATTGCAACAAGGACGATTCGACCGGTCGGTATAAGCTGTATTTCGATAATGAAAATGACGGCACCTATTACCGGTATCTCCGTGTATATACGGTCGTGACCGGAACGGTAGCGACCGGTATCAATTACACTGCGTGGGCAACGCCCATCATATAAAGGAGATTGCTTATGAGTCAAGACCCTGGATACGTTGAGGCTTATGAGAAGCCCGCAGCCGGGATTGCCTATCGCCGGGAGGTACGGATTCGGGACATGGCAACTCAGGACGCCTCCGATGTCGCGATTACCGGCGGTTCCGTTGTCGGCGCTACGCTGGCCGGTGCTGTTCAGACGATTACCGAGGCCGGTGCCGTTTCGCTGGATGCCAATCATGTCAAGATTACCGGCCCGGCTGAATCGACATACGCCATAACGCTGGATGCGCCTTCGAGGGGCGGGCAGGTGATGGTGATTGAAATGACGGCAACGACCGGCACAAATTCTGTGACATTAGCTCTTACTAATATTGATGGCGGGTCGGCTGGGACTACAGCAACATTCAATGCTGCGGGTGAGACTTTGACATTACTTTCAAGTTCAACCAAATGGTGGGTGTTGACGGAAGAAGGTGTAACACTGTCATAAACAAAACGGGGGCCTTGTGCCCCTTTTGAGGTTTTTATGAAAAAAACAGTTTACAATTTAAAAACGGGTGAACAAGCAATTGTGGCCGGAGTAGATGCCCGTGAATATGTAAAGACCGGCGGATGGTCATATGATGCACCGGAGGCACAATCAAAACCGAAACGCAGAAAAATTAAGAACCAGGATGAATGATGGTTTTCTATTATCCAACATATCCATATTTGTCTGTCTACACGATTGATGATTGGGAAGATGATCGGGCTACAGTGATAGAGGCCGATACATACCATGCTGCTCGGGGCAATGATACTTGGACAGGGACAGACACTGTCAAGCAGGAGGCTTTGACGCGGGCGTGGGATTATTTGCGGGGGCTACGCTGGAACGACAACACTTTTGCAACAGAATTGCCTGGTGATGTGAAGTCCGCCCACATTGTTGCTGCATTGCGAGAGCTTGTTGATCCCGGCTGCTTGCTGCCGGATATTGACCGGAACGACTTTTTAGATTCAAAGAATATTGCCGGTGTAATTGTGAAAAATTATAAATCCGGTTCGCCTGCCTGGAACCGATACCGTGAAATTGAGGTTTTGTTGCGGCCATATGTGGTCGGACAGAGCAATATTGAAACGCTGAGGGGCTGACATGGCCGAAGATTGGACGGCTGAGCAGGTTGATATTTACAATGAATTCGTATCAGAAGGGTTTTCCATTACGGTACGAGTTGAAGGCTCACCAGGTGTTTGGAATCCTGAAACGCTCAAATATACCGGTGCTACAGAGGCTACGGATTATGAAACTTACGGCCTGAAAAAGCGATACGGTATCAACCAGATTGACGGTACAATTGTTCAAGTCAATGATACACGGCTTTTGATTCCGGCTTATGGCCTTCCAGCATTAACAACAAGTCATAAAATTTTGATTGGAAGCGTTGAGCAGAATGTTATCAACGTTTTATCTGTTGAGCCCGGTAATGTTGCACTGTTTTATGAATTGCAGGTGAGATCGTGACGGATATCACGAATAGTGCTGCCGAGTTTTCAAGACAGATCAATCAACTGGTTGCTTACGTTGAAGATAATAGCGAACAGATCATCAAAAAAGCTTGTGTTGATCTGTATCGGCGCATTGTTGAACGAACTCCGGTTGATACCGGTAGAGCAAAGGCTTCATGGGGAATATCAACTGGTAGTGATGTTCCTGCTGTGTCTGCTGGAAAATTATCAGACAGCGAAATCGCAGAAATCATTAATTCGCATGTTGGTGAGTTCCGGTTTGGCATTGATGATGATCAAATCACGATTATGAACAACCTTGAATATATCAGCTACTTGGAGGCTAAAGGTTCACAGCAAGCCCCTGTTGGCATGGTGGCCGTATCGTTAACAGAATTCAATGATCATTTCAGGAAAGCATTGGAATCGTTAACCGACAAAGATGGATTCGAATCGTTATGAATCAGTATGAGATTCAAAAAGCTGCAAATGATTATTTGTCAACGAACTGGAAAACGACATCAATCCGAATTGTTGGCAAAGATAACGCTCCGGCATTGCCCTTCATCGAATGCTATTACAAACCTGCGCAGACAACCGCTATTGAAATCAATGGATACGTTGAGCGTAAAGGCGTTTTCATGATCAATATCTATACACGGTTGAATGCCGGACTGGATGAAGGATGGACATACGCAGGCATGATGGAAGCCTTGTTTTTCCATAAAACAATCGGTAGTAATGTTTTGTGTGAAAACGACAATATAACCCCCTATTCTACACATGTCGGATTGGATATGGAAATTCAAGCTCAACACTTTCAAACAGTAATCCCTTATACTGTTATATCTGAGGAATAAAATATGAGTAATACCGTAGCACGAGCAATAGAGCAGACTTGCTTCGTCTGCAAAGAAACGACAACCGGAACGCCAGTTTATCCGACCGAGGCCGCTGAGAAAATTATTGCCGCCGGGTATGTGGATATCAACCAGCAACCGACATATACTAATTCCGAAGAGATCAACAACTCTCTGGATTTACTGGAACGTTTTCAAGACCAGGTGGGTGCCGGATCGTTTACGATTCCGACGTATTTCCGGCCATCCGGGACAGCGGGTACGGCACCTATGGCAAAAGTTCTTTTTGAATCGCTGATGGGTGTTGAAACAACGGCGGCTGTCACCAGCGTAACGTATTCACAAGCCACGACAAAACCGTCCTTTACGTTATGGACAAAGAAGGGACATACTGTCTTTTTCGGTGCAGGGGCCTGCTGTGAAGCTGGAAAGATCAATTTTACCAACAAAGGCGGTGCAAAGGTTGATTTTTCTGGGGGGTTTATGCGGATGGGATGGGCCGGAACGGATGCGGTGGATGGCGCTGTTGCCGAGTCAAACTCCGTTACCGTGACAGACGGGAAAAAGTTTACAGCAAACGCTTATGTCCAGATCGGGGACGACACAAATACCGGCGCGGGATACAAGATCAGCTCTGTCTCTGGCAACGTGCTTACAATGGCCGACTCTATTACATGCGACGACGCGGCTGTAATCAAGGGTTATCTGCCCGAATTTACA